AGAATCTGTTACGCAGTTTCAAGCCCAAGCTTATAAGGAACTCCTCCCCCCAAGCGGCCCCGTACGTACACAAATAGTTGGTGATTCTACACCAATGGTAGAACAACAGGCAGAGCGTGTAAAAGAATACATGAACTATTACATTTTAAATGTAATGGAAGAGTATGATCCTGAAATGGATCAATTGTTATTTTATTTACCACTATCTGGTTCTGCATTTAAAAAAGTTTATTATGATCAAATATTAAAACGTTGTGTAGCAAAGTTTGTGTCAAGTGAAGATTGTGTAATTAATTATGCAGCTACAGATCTAGAACAAGCTGAAAGAATTACACACGTTGTAAAAATGTCATCAAACGAATTAAGAAAATTACAAGTGTCTGGTTTTTACCGTGATGTGCCAATCACATCTGGATCAGTTAGCACAAGCGATGATGTTATAGATAAAGTAAATGAATTGGATGGTGTTAGTTCTTCTAACGAAGATGATGAACATGTAATTTTAGAAATGCATGTTGATGCTGACGTGCCAAACTTTGAAGATACGTCTGGTGTAAAATTACCATACGTGGTTACAATAGATCAATACTCGTCTACAATTTTATCTGTGCGTAGAAACTATGAACCAAACGATCCTAATTTTAAAAAGAAACAATACTTTATACATTTTAAGTTCCTCCCTGGATTAGGCTTTTATGGATTTGGCTTGATTCACATGTTAGGTGGATTGTCAAGAACTGCAACAAGTGTTTTGCGACAGTTAATTGATGCAGGTACCCTTGCCAATCTACCAGCAGGATTTAAAGCACGTGGCATGCGTATACGTGATCATGACAATCCTTTACAACCAGGAGAGTTTAGGGACGTTGATGTAACAGGACAATCAATAAAAGAATCTTTGTTACCACTTCCATACAAAGAACCAAGTCAAACATTATTTGCATTACTCGGTTTCGCTGTTGATGCAGGAAAAGCATTTGCTGCAATAGCAGATATGAAAATGGGTGAAGGTAATGAACAAAATCCTGTAGGCACAACTCTTGCACTACTAGAGCGTGGTACAAAAGTCATGAGTGCAATACAAAAAAGATTACACTTTTCACAAAGAAAAGAATTTAAGTTATTAGCAAATTCAATAAAAATGTTTACACCACCTGAATATCCATACCAGGTTATTGGTGGTAATAGAATGATTAAACAAGCTGACTTTGATGATCGTGTTGATATCATACCTGTTAGTGATCCAAATATATTTTCTATGTCACAACGTGTTATGTTAGCACAACAACAATTACAGCTAGCACAATCTAATCCACAAATGCATAATCTACGTGAAGCATACAGACGTATGTATCAAGCAATGGGTGTAGATAATATTGACGCAATATTAAAACCGGATCAAAATCAACCAGCACCGATGAGTCCTGCTGTAGAAAATTCAATGGCTATGAAAGGCAAACCATTAAAGGTATTTCCACAACAAGATCACTCTGCGCACATGAAAGCACATGCTGAATTTATGTTTACAAGAATGGTGCAAATTAATCCACCATTGTATTCTATGTTGCAAGCACATATGTCAGAACACATTGCAGCAATGGCTGGTATGCAAGTTCAACAACAATTTGCAGAACAAGAACAAAAATTACAAATGGCAATGCAACAAAGTCAAATGAATCCTCAAATGATGCAACAATTGCAAATGCAAGCACAACAAATGGCTAATGAAAAAGCAAATGCTATTGCAAAAATAGAAGCTGAAATTACAACTCAACTTGCACAAGATGAAGAAGCAAGAACGAAAAAAGAGCAACAAGATCCTCTTGTAAAATTAAAACAACAAGAGATAGATCTAAGAGCGGCAGAAGTAATGTCACGTCAACAAGACATGCAAACTAAAACAGTTATGGATGCAGCAAGACTTGACATGGATCGCGATAAGATAGAAGCTGATACCACTATTAAGTTAATGGAAACAGCTGATCGTATTGACGATAGAGCTGCAAAAAATGCTTTGAGTAATCTAAAAGAAAATGTTTCTTTGACCAAAGAAGCTATGAAAAATGAAACAACAGTGAGGGCAAATGGCAGACGAAGTAAGCAAAGTGAAGAAGATCAGTGATTCTATGCAAGAAATTGATGAATTAGCAAAGAGTTTATCTAAAAAATCAGAAGATAAGTTGTTGGTTTGCGCTGCTTTATTAGCTGTTACAAGACAACATTACATTGAAGCTTTAGGAGAGGAACATACTTCCTTTATCTTTCAATCTGTTGTAGAGTCCTTCGATTATTTAAACGGTTATGGGATCGATTTAGACGCTCCTGTAACAATACATTAGGAGGTAATATGAAATTATTGCAAGACCTATGGGCACACTTAAAAGAATGGAGTGATTGGGGTATGAAAGACTGGATTAAAGCCGGTATAGTAGCCGTAATTGTTCTTATTGTCCTACAGTCAATGATAGGTGGTTAATGAAACCTTTTGTTGACAGACAAAGAAAATACTTTGAAGCTCAAAAGGCTGCACGTGATGAGCGTGCAGCTAAAGAGCGTAAATTCATGACAAGTTTCAATCCGAACACAGCGGAAAGAAAAGATTTTACAAGATTTAGAGAAAATTTAAAAAAACAAGCAGCAAAAGCTGTCGGTGCAAAATTTAATCCAAGTGGTAGCATTGGTATTATGGGATCAGACAAAGCTGCAGCGTTTAACGCTTTGTACACTGATCCATATACAAAACTGATGGGTCAATACCTAAAAACAAACCCAAAAGACTATCAAGAAAATTTTCCTTATTCTTTTGCTATACAAAGAGCACTACCAATGGCAGCAGAAAAAGCAATGGGTGCAATCACAGGTATACCATTTTTAGGTGAAATGTTACCAAAGAGAACAAATGAATTATTAGGTGATCTAAGTTACTTGGATTACAGACCAAATAGATTGATGACAAAACCAGATAACATCAGTGAAGAATTACTACAAGTTGTAGAAGAAAATAATCCATACGAAGCATATTATAGACAATTCTTTCCAGCAGCTTTACCAGATTATTTCTATCAATTTATGGATGACGAAATGTTACCATATATTTTAGGTATGGAATAATGAGTGCTAGAGATAGATATAGAGCTAGAAATTCAGCTGCAGGTGTAGGAACTAACATAAGTGGTATCACTGGACCAATTAGAGATGTAAAAGCAGAAGAAGAAGCATTTGAACAATCGTTTGCTTCACAACCAACTTTTCAAGAACAAAAAACTAGTTATACTCCACCACAAGAAATTTACGCACCTCGAACAACGGTGACAACAGCAGACGGAGTAGACAAAACAGTGCCTACTTCAAACATGATAGGAATCGATGCTGAAACTGTAGATGATTTAGGTTTTTTTGATGAAAGATTAGATAATGAAGATAATCCGTTTTTTCTATCTGATGATACATTAAGATTTTACGGCGTGGATCCTGAATCTTTTTTTATGGGTTCAGGAGGATTACAAATACCACAAGAATTATATCAAATGCTTATAGAAGGTAGTTTAGTTGGTCAAATGGAAGCAGACAATCCAGCTTTGATTGGCCTAAGAGATGAAGATGGCAATCTTGTAGCAACAACGGAATCAGGCACAGGAACTTACTCAGATCTTGAAGCTGGTCAACATCCATTATTAAGTGGATTAAAAGAATATTATGATATTATGAGTGGTAAAGCTTTTGCACCTTTTACAGGTGGAAGTGGAACAGATTTTGATATAGGCGGAGGTGGTAGTTATGGAGCTGGTATAGCATCAGGTTTGACTGGCAGACCTAAGCAATTAGGTGATGACGAAGATATACCCGGACAAAAACGTTTACTTGATTATATGGTTAATGTACATAGAGCAAATCCATATACAAAATTAGCCATGCGTAAAAAAGACGGTGGCTTAGCAACAATAGTAGGAGATTAACATGTGGCAATTATTAGCAAAACCATTATTAGGCGTTGCCGTTGATGGAATTAAAGGTTTCGTAGAAACAAGGAAATTGAATGGCGAAGTCAAAATTGCAAAAATTAAGGCAGAAAAGAAAAAACAAGAAGATCTAGCAGCAGGAAAAATTAAATGGGAAGCAGCAGCTGTGGATCAAATGAAAGGAAGCTGGAAAGACGAACTAATTTTAATTTGCCTACTGGCGCCAGCAATTGCAGTCTTCGTGCCTGGGTGGACACCACATATAAAAGCAGGCTTTGAAGCCTTGCATTCTTTACCAGATTATTATAAACATTTACTTTACTTGGCGTGCTCAGTAAGCTTTGGGGTCAAAGCTGGTCCTGCAGCAATGTCACTATTTAAAAAGGGAAAATAACTATGAAAGAAGTAGACAAGAAAAAAAATCCTGGTCTAGCTAAATTACCAACCAAAGTTAGAAATAAGATGGGCTATAAGAAAAAAGGTGGCAAGGTTGTCGCTAAGAAAAAAGGTGGTGCTGTCAAAAAAATGGGCGGTGGCATGATGAACAAAGATCAAATGATGGGCTATAAAGTTGGAGGCTTAAAAGAAGCTGCAGCTAAATTAAAAGCTCAGAAAATGAGAAGAGGAGGCATAAAGAGAAAATAATGGGTAAACTATGTCCTAAAGGTAAGGCAGCAGCAAAGCGTAAATTTAAAGTATATCCAAGTGCATATGCTAATATGTATGCTAGTGCTGTATGTTCTGGTAAGGTTACACCTGGTGGCAAAAAGAAAAAAGCTGCTGGTGGTTTTAATAAAAATGGTAATAGCGTTTCTCAATCTAGAAAACAAATTTCTGGTCAAAGAAAAGTTAATTTTGCAAATGGCGGTGCCAATATAACATCTGCAGGATGTGGTATGGTAGCTGAAAATAAGAGAAAGCAAACTAAACTTTACGTGTAATGGCCAAAAAAGGTTTACGTTCTTGGGTACAGGAAAATTGGGTAGATATAGCCAATAAAAAACCTGATGGATCATATCCTAAATGTGGTAGATCTGGTGGTGAAAAAAGAAAAAAGTATCCTAAATGTGTGCCTATAGCAAAAGCTAGAGCCATGAGTAAAGGTCAAAAAGCATCTGCCGTTTCAAGAAAACAAAAAGCAGGCAACACTGGTCCTAAACCATCTAACGTAGCCACAATAAAAAAGAAAAAGAAAAATGGCTAAAACACCAGCTTGGCAAAGAAAAGAAGGTAAAAGTAAATCCGGTGGTTTAAATGCTAAGGGAGTTGCATCTTATCGTGCAGCTAATCCTGGTTCTAAATTAAAGACTGCTGTAACAACAAAGCCATCAAAATTAAAAAAAGGTTCTAAGGCTGCAAAACGTCGTAAATCTTTTTGTGCACGTATGGAAGGTATGAAGAAAAGAAGAACAAGTGCAAAGACAGCTAGAGATCCTAATTCTAGAATAAATAAATCTTTGCGTAAATGGAATTGTTAGTATATAAGCATTTTTAATGAGAGATGAGACTGCGATCTACGTAATCTTAAAAAAGATTAGAGCACGCAAGGAAGAGTTGAAAGAAGTCATAGCAGCTGGATTACCTAGTTGGGATGAGTATAATAAAACCGTAGGTGAATTTAAAGCCTATGCAATAATGGAACAGGAGATTCAAGACCTGCAGAAAGACGAGGAAGACAATGACGGAGACAATAATACCTAAACGTAAATTTGCGTTAGAAGAAAAAGATTTGTCAATAGAAGCTGATGAAAATAATAAAACAGCTGAAGACAAAGAAAATAAATTTCTTAAAAAAATACAAGAAGATGCTACAAAAGACATAAAGCATTTACCAACAGAAAAAGTATTAGAGCGATTACCTGATCCCACAGGTTGGCGTATGTTAGTTTTACCATACAAAGGACAAGGTAAAACCAAAGGTGGTATATTGCTTACAGATGAAACTATGGAAGAACGTGGCTATACAACAGTTACAGGTTTGGTTCTTAAACAAGGACCAGATTGTTATAAAGATAAAGAAAGATTTCCAAATGGACCTTGGTGTAAAGTAAATGACTGGATTATATTTGGTCGTTATTCTGGATCTAGGTTTGGAATAGAAGGTGGTGAAGTGAGAATACTTAACGAGGACGAGATAATTGCTGTGGTAAAAGACCCAGAGGATATCTTGCAATTTAGATAAACAGGAGGATAAATGCCTGCAGACGCACAGCCAAAAGTAGAGACACAAGAATCTGCTGATGCCAGTATGGTTGATTTACCATCAGATGGTCCATCAGTTGATGTAGAACTACCCGAAAGCAAAGAAAGCAAAGTAGATACTCAACCACAAGAACAAGAAGTTGTAGTTGAGGATAGTGCATCTCAAGGAGAGATGGATGACTACGGCAAAAAAGTTCAATCAAGGATTGATAAACTAACTAAAAAACTACGAGAATCTGAAAGACGAGAACAAGCTGCAATAGAATTTGCTCAAGGATTACAACAAGAATCAAGTAAATTACAGCAAAAAGCAAAATTACTTGACACTGGTTATGTAAATGAATTTGCATCACGTGTTGAAGCTCAAACAGCAGAAGCTAAAAAACAGTTAAAAGATGCTATGGATACTGGTGATATAGATGCACAAGTAGAAGCACAGCAAAAAATAGCTCGTTTAGCTGTAGATGCTGATAGAGCAAAGAAAAGCTTGGATCAACGTGAAAGATTGAAAAAAGAAATGGAGGCACGTGGAGTTGATCCTAATCAACCACAAATGCCTCAACAACCTCAACAGCAGCCAGTTCAACAACAAGCAGCTCCTCCAGATCCTAAGGCAGAAGCCTGGGCAGAGAAGAATGAATGGTTTGGAACTGACGAGCCTATGACACTCACATCCTTTTCAATTCATAGAAAATTACTTGAAGAAGGATTTGACACGAAGTCAGATGAGTATTATAGTGAGATTGACAAAAGAATGAAGGAAACTTTCCCTCATAAATTTGAACAAGTTTCAACGCCAACGCAAACTGTTGCCTCTGCTAACAGAAGCACACAGCCAGCTAAGCGCAAAGGTACTGTGAGACTCACACCGTCACAGGTAGCCATAGCTAAAAAATTAGGTGTGCCACTAAGCGAATATGCGAAATACGTGAAGGAGTAGGCATATGGAAAAAACTAAAAATACAAAACTACCGTCACGCGAGTCAGAATCAAGGGTAAAAACAGAGCGCCCTAAAGTTTGGACTCCACCGTCTCAGTTAGACGCACCACCTGCACCAGCTGGATTTAAACATCGCTGGATAAGGGCCGAATCAGTAGGACAGATGGATCAAAAAAATGTATCCGCTAGACTACGAGAAGGATGGGAATTTGTGAGAGCAGATCAATATCCGGACATGGAATGGCCTTCAATCGATTCAGGTAGATACGAGGGTGTTATAGCTGTAGGAGGTTTAATGCTAGCAAGGATCCCTAACGAGATCGTTGACCAACGTAAAGCTTATTTTGCGAAACAAACGCAAGATAAAGATGATGCGATTGCAAACGATCCTCTTAAAGATCAACATCCTAGCATGCCAATCTCGAAAGAGAGAAGCTCTCGCGTAACATTTGGTGGCAAGAAACCTAATAATTAAGTTTCCTAACACATAGTTACACATTTTTAACACACTCAGGGTGAGTGTGTTATAACAATTTATGTAAGGAGATAATCATGGCTAATAATAATGCGCCATTCGGCATGAGACCAGTGGGTAGATTAGGAAGCGCTCCGATGACACAAGGTACGTCAAAGTACAAAATTGCTGATGCCTACGGCACTGCAATTTTCAAAGGCGATATCGTAAAGTTAGTTGCTGCAGGAACAATACAATTAAGTGCTGTTACTGATGTTGCTAACGTTGGTGTTTTCAACGGTTGTTTCTATAATGATCCTACTACTAAAAAGCCGACATTCTCAAATTATTATCCTGGTGGCATTACGCCATCCAGCGGTGATATTGAGGCATTTGTCTATGATGATCCAAACATGCTATTCGAAATTCAAGACAATGGAACTTTAGGCCAAACTGCTATCGGCGATAACGCTGATCACGTAGCTGGCACAGGTTCTACTGTTGACGGACAATCTAGAAACACGCTTGGTTCTGCTGCTGGCGGAACTGCGCAACTTAGAATAATCCGAATTTCTGAAGATCCCGATAATAGTGATATTGCTTCTGCAAACGCTAACTTTATTGTTAAGTTTAACGAGCACCTTTACTATAATAACGGGGCAGGCGTATAAACCTAGGAGATATTGAACAATGGTAATTTCAAGAATGCAATTGGTCAAAGAACTCGAACCAGGCTTAAACGCATTGTTTGGGTTAGAGTATGACCGATACGAAAACCAGCACACAGAAATTTTCGATGAGGAAAGTTCTGATCGTGCTTTTGAAGAAGAAGTAATGCTTGGTGGGTTCGCCAATGCAGCTGTAAAGCCTGAGGGTCAAGGGGTAACCTATGAAGACGCTCAAGAGACTTTCACTGCAAGGTACACTCACGAGACTGTTGCTTTGGCTTTCTCACTAACTGAAGAAGCTGTAGAGGATAACCTCTACGACAAAATCAGCACTAGATATACAAAAGCGTTAGCGAGATCTATGGCTAACACTAAGCAAATTAAAGCAGCAAACATATTGAACAATGCGTTCAATGCTAGTTTTGCTGGTGGTGATGGTAAGGAGCTTTGTGCTACTGACCACCCAACGCTAAGTGGAAACCAAAAGAACGAGCTTTCTACTGCAGCTGACTTAAACGAAACTTCGCTTGAGCAGATGTTAATTGATATCGCTGAT